TGTAGTGGGGATTATGTCCATCTGCTACTTGGGTTTTAAGATATATCAGATGTGGAAAGAGACTAATGGCAGACACAAATAAATACAAAGTAAAAACTAAACCAAAAGGTTTTAAAGATACCTTCAAGGGTCTTGCTAAAATCTTAGGAATCTCTAGTGCTGGTGCTTCTACTAATGATAGTGGTTCTCGCACATACTCACCAAACCAACAACCAATGCAAAACATTAGACGCACTAAATAGGAGCGTCTGATGCTTGCTGAAATCGCTGCCGCAAATGCGGCTTTCAGCGTCATAAAGCAGTTTCTTATGAATGGTAAGGAACTAGTTGATTGTGCTGACAAAGTTAGTGACTACGTAAATGCTACTGAGGATTTGCGTAAGAGGGGTGAGAAGCGTAAGAGGCAGGGTCACTCTGACCTTGATGAGTTTCTTCACCTAGAAAAACTTAAGCAACAAGAAGAAGAACTAAAGCAGTGGATGATTTACGCAGGTAGACCAAACCTGTGGAGTGATTGGCAGCGTTTCCAAGCAGATGCAAGAAAGAAAAGATTAGCAGCAGCAGAAGCAAAGCGAAAGAGACAGCGTAATATAATAGAGATTACTGCTATAGCTGCGCTTATGGTAGTAATGGGGGTAGGTATTATAGCTTTGATATGGTGGGCTTTATATTTGAAGGGACTATAATATGTTTAAAGTTATTGTATTTGCCTGTATGCTACAAGCACCTGAACAGTGTCTAAAGTTTGAGGACACTAGGGGACTAAAGGCTACTATAGTACAGTGTGAAGAACGTATTGGAGAGATGGCAAATAGTATTAAATCATTGCTACCTCAGTATGGAATAGTTGGTGCTAAGTGTGAACATAAGGGAGACATGACATGATGAACCTACTAGTACAAGGCTTAGTAGGTATAGCAGGTGATGCTATCTCTGGCTTTGTAGAAACTAAGAAAGCCAAAGCAAAACAAAAGCTTGTGCAGATAGAAGCAGAAACTACTTTAATGGAGAAGCAGATTGCAGGTGAGATTGATTGGGACATTGCGGCACAAAAGAACTCAGAAGGTAGCTGGAAAGACGAGTACCTTACCATCCTGTTCAGTATCCCACTTCTACTATGCTTCCTACCTTTCACTGTTGATTACGTGGAGAGGGGTTTTGAGGCGTTGGCACAAACACCTGACTGGTACAAATATACTCTTGGTGTAATCGTATCAGCAAGCTTTGGTATCAAGGGTGCAACTAAGATGTTTGGTAAGAAGTAATTGGAACTAGAACTAATAAGTATATTTTTGCAAATCTTAACACTAGTAGCTGTTATGGTAAACACTGGTGTGAACATAGTATATAGGATTAAGAAATGAGCCTGTACGAAAACATTAACAAGCGTAAGAAGGCTGGCACTAGCCGCCCTAAGAGTAAGTCAACTATCAGCCCTAAGGCATACGCCAACATGAAGGCTGGCTTTCCAAAAACAAACAAATACAAGAAGAAAGCATGACAAAGTTAATAGAACAGTTGAAGCGGCACGAAGGTGTCAAACTTAAACCTTATTTTTGTACGCAGGGCAAATGTACTATCGGTGTTGGAAGAAACTTAGACGATGTTGGTATAACAGAGAAAGAAGCAGAGATGCTTCTGGAACACGACATACAAGAGGCGGTAGTACAACTGACACGCAGGTTTGCGTGGACGAAAGACCTAGACGAGGTACGTTTTGCAGCCCTTATCAACTTTACCTTCAACGTAGGGATAGGGACAGTATCAAAGTTCGTAAACGCAATGGCTCTGCTAAAGGACGGAAAGTACGATATGGCAGCAGATGAGTTTCTACAGAGTAAGTGGGCTAAACAAGTAGGCCAACGTGCTGTAGAAGTTACTGAGCAGATACGTACAGGAGAGTGGCAATGACACAAAAACAACAGATGGATATTCTACATGAAGCAGTGACCCAAGAGTTACTACTACGTGTACGTAGTGGAGAAGCTACAGCATCAGAACTGTCAGTAGCTGTCAAGTTTCTTAAAGATAATGGTGCATCCTTAGACGTTATCATGGCTGAAAGTCCTATGGACAACCTTCTAAAAGACCTACCCTTTGAAGTAGCAGAGAGTTTGCAATGAGAGAAGGATTTAATGCTACTCTAAAGCATGAGCAGAAGACACTAACAGGTGGTAACTGGACTAAGATACTAGACCAGAACGTACAACGTACCTATCTAATGATACAGAATGACCATGATGCTCATACTATTGAGGTAGGATTTGGTACAGATACTGTAGCACCTACAGGTGGCTTTCACATTGAGGGTGCAGTTAGTGGTAATAAGATTAAAGATACACAGTTTGAGTTCGGGGTAGCACCTATTAACGCTGTATGGGCTAAAGCAGATGATGTACATGACCACTTGATAGACATCATATATGACGACTAACAGCTATGATATAGCTTTTAATGGCGATTTAAGCCCCTCTGAGTGGGGTTCTTAGAGGTGAGAGGTACATACCCACTATGCAACAAGAGAACGCAATCCCTGAGGCTCTGAGAGACTTTAGGAACTTTACCTACTTAGTATGGCAACATCTAGGTCTACCAGAGCCTACACCAGTGCAGTACGATATTGCACATTATTTGCAGACAAGTCCCAAGCGTAGTATTATTGAGGCATTTCGTGGTGTAGGTAAGTCCTACATCACTGCTGCATACGTAGTACACCAGCTATTGCTAGACCCACAGCTTAAGTTTATGGTTGTGTCAGCGTCTAAGGCACGTGCTGATGACTTCTCTACGTTTACGCAGCGTATCATCACTGAACTTCCTATATGTCAGCATTTGATTGCTAAAGATGGTCAGAGATGGTCTAAGATTGCCTTTGATGTCGCACCAGCTAAAGCATCTGGTAGTCCCTCAGTAAAGTCTGTGGGTGTTACTGGACAGCTTACAGGTTCACGTGCTGACATCATCATCGCTGATGACGTAGAAGTACCAAACAACTCCATGACACACATGATGCGTGAGAAGCTTGGGGAGACTGTTAAGGAATTTGACGCTGTTCTTAAGCCTGATGGTAAGATTATCTATCTTGGTACGCCTCAGAACGAGATGAGCCTGTATAACGTACTCCTGTCACGTGGATACGAGATGAGAGTATGGCCAGCTAGGTATCCTACCCTAGAACGCTCTGAGAAGGCGTATGGTGGCCGTCTTGCTCCTATGCTATACAACCTACTACAGGATAAAGGAAGCGCACTCTACGGCCTTCCTACGGACGAGAAACGCTTTGATGACGAAGACCTACTGGAAAGAGAGTTAAGTTACGGACGTAGTGGCTTTGCTTTGCAGTTTATGCTGGATACTTCTCTGTCTGATGCTAATAAGTACCCACTTAAACTAGCAGACTTGATGATTATGTCCTGTGACAAGGATACAGCACCTGAGAAGGTAGTGTATGGCATTATGAAGCCAGTGTCTGACATTCCTAACGTGGGTCTGAGTGGAGATAAGTACTATGCACCTGAGGAAACCTTAGGTAGGGCTAAGTATACTGGCTCTGTTCTGGCTATTGACCCTTCAGGTAGGGGTAGTGACGAGACAGCATACGCAGTTGTTAAGATGCTTAATGGTTTTCTGTACGTGGTGGACGCTGGTGGTGTTGAGGGTGGATACTCTGACGCTACACTACAGCACCTCACAGACCTAGCTAAGATACATCAGGTCAATATGGTACTCATTGAGAGTAACTTTGGTGATGGTATGTTCACTGAACTGCTAAAGCCATACATGATTAAGACCTATCCATGTACGATAGAAGAGGTCAGGCACAATACACAGAAGGAAAGTCGTATCATTGACACCCTAGAACCTGTTATGAACCAGCATAGGCTTATAGTTGACCCTAAGGTAGTACAAAAGGACTACGATAGTGTACAGCATCTACCACCTGATAAGGGTATTAAGTATATGCTTACCTATCAGATGACACGTATCACGAAGGTACGTGGTGCATTAGCACATGATGATAGACTTGATGTACTAGCTATGGCTGTACAGTATTGGGTTGACCAGATGGCTGCTGATGCTGATAACGAGATACTAGTACGTAAGGAAGAATTACTAGATGAAGAACTAGATAAGTTCATGTCTAGCTTTAATTTTGGGGCTAGGTCAGGTACTAATGATGGATGGATACAAGTCTAAAGTTACATCATGGAGAAGACCCCCCCCCCTTTGATATATACTTAACTATGTTATAGTATGTATTACATTGTTAAAGATAGTAGTACATGCTGTGACATAGTTCAGTACTAGTACCTTACTTGAAGTTAAACAACTCTTATGTGATGGCTAGAAGTCCTAAGGGTGTATTTTGGTAAAAAAATCTGAGGGGGTATATAATAATAGTAGAAGCGCGCGACCCCCTTCGCCTGTGCTAATATGTTTCGCAATTCAAAACAATGTTAAACATGTTGAACAAACTTAGCCTGGACTAACATTGTTAAACATTTTGCACAATGTTAAACATGTTGAACATATTAGACTAGACTTGTGACATTTTTACAACAAGTGTGACATTTTTATCACATTTCTCTGTCTCTCTCTCTATCTATTTTTTTTTGTGCATTATATAGTAACACCTAAGAACACCAAAGCTTTACCAGAACAAACCATGACCGAACTAGGAACAATACAGGAACACTACAGACTACCTAAAAAAATAACTAATGAAAACAATAAGATAAAAATAATGCTTTTTTATCTGTTTGTTTTGTGATAGACTGAAAAAAACACCAACCAACCAAAAAAGGGTGTCAAAAAAATGACAGATAAAGATTTCAAAATGCTACCACGTAATGCAGACGGTGATATAATTCATATTGATGATATCATAGGTCTGTTATCAGAAAAGCAAATAGACAAACTGACAGATGATGACTGGCAGAGATATGATGAAGCTATAAACATGGAATATTTCTAAACCCTACTGATGATTCCACTTGACTAGTGGATGAAACTCTGGAATAGTACAAAGTGTTTTTTACTTGACAGAATAAAAAGAATATGTAACTATAATAAGACAAGACAGATAAAAAGGATTGACAGAACAAACAGACAGTGCAAGTATAGAAGTGTAATAAAATGCGATTAGGTGATGATGCGCTTAAGATTGTATCCATACCATCACCAAAGGCAAATTACTAGGCCAGAGTAAGTGGGCAGGTTAGAATCCTGATAACCAATGATGGACTCCCACAAGTAACCAAAGCTGACAAGGTGCTATCAGTGGATAGCCTAGTATCAGGGTTGAAAATGCCAACACAATGGACGCCCTGCTCTTCATGTAATATATGCCATGCACAAAGCCCTATCTCTTACTATACTCAAGGCATAATGGTGTGCCTGTATAGCCAGAGGAGTAGAAACAATGGCAAAAATCAAGAACATGAAAACAGCAATTACAATCGTAGAGCCAGCGCAAGTACTGGTTAGACGTACAACAAACCGTTACAAGCGCAAGGGTACTTTCGCAAATAATAAAGGTTTCTTGTCAGTAGGTGGTCGTGACGTTAAAGGTCGCTTCATTAGCCAGTTAGACAAGGCTTGACAGTACAGGGGACAATGCTTTATCATGGCATTGTGCCTTGTGTATAGTAAAGAGGAGTAGAGTAATGACAGTAGAAAACATTATATCAATCTATAGACTAGCAACACCAGAAGAAAAACGTGATGGTGTTGTGTGGTACGCTCAGGCTCTAGCAGAGTGCAATCGCATTGCGCTAGACTATGACGTACCTTTGCATATCGTGGTCGGTGTGTGTGCGGCTCTATCGCCCAACAATAGATGGGAAAGGAACATAATCAACACACTGGACATGGTGCAAGCCTTCATCAATGGTGATGATATAGACAGCTTCAAGGTAAGCACGTATCACGCCATGAAGCAGAAGGCTTGGGGTATACTAGAGGCAATGCCAGAGACAGAGGCAGAGGTAATTACTATCCTCAATGGGCAGAAGATTATCAGCTTCTTTCAGAACATCATGGGCTATGATACCTGTACTATTGATGGCCATGCACGTAACATTGCGTATGGTGTACGCGAAGGTTTGACAGGTAGTATCAGCATAGGTAAGAAAGAGTATGCCAAGCTACAGGATGAGTACGTCAAGGCAGGTAAGAAAGTTAGGCTCAATGGTAGAGCATTGAAAGCCTTTGAGATGCAAGCTATCACGTGGGTAGCATGGCGTAGAATACATGGGATAGGATAAGGAGACTTGACAGATGTTTATAATTGATGTTCTACTAGTGATAAATGTAGTAGCAATAGGGATTGCATTAGGACTAGCAGGTATAGCCTATGCAGGTATGATACTAGATAGCTTTAAGGAGTAGAGACATGGCTAAACCATACGAAGGATACCCAAGTTGGAACAGTTGGAACGTCAGCTTGTGGATTAACAACGATTATAACTTATACAGTAGAGCCTATAACATGGTGCAAGAAGAGGGTATGCGTAGGGCTATCATTATCTTGACTGCATATTGGAAGGGCAAGCGTACGCCTGATGGTGGTGTATTCAACAGGCGTAGTATAGCCCTAGCATTAGAAGGTATGGATGAATATGTATAAGCTACAGCTACTGCAAGGCAGAAAAAAACCAGTACTATTAGACACGCTAGACACAGCAGAAGAAGCAGTGTATAATGGTGCTGCATATCTAGGCTTGACTATGGATATGAAACCAAGTATACAATACCTATTGACAAAGGGTGAGGTACAGATGATGGTAGGTAGAGCAGGACAAGTACCTGAAACGATATTGATAGAGGTGGTATTATGATTATAGCATGGTGGTCAGCAGGTGTGACTAGTGCAGTAGCAACTAAGCTAGCTATAGATGAGTATGGTGTAGATAATGTGTTGCCTGTATACTTTCACATTGACACAGCACACGAGGACAACGCACGTTTCAAAGCAGAGTGCGAGGCATGGTATGGCAGAGAGATTGTTACACACAAGGCAGAGAAGTATAACAATCAGTTTGATGTGATACGCAAGGACAAGTACATCAATGGTGCAGGTGGTGCTAGGTGTACGCTCGTACTCAAGAAGCGAGTGCGTATGAAACTGGAGAAAGAACTAGAGTACTCAGGTCAGGTGTTTGGGTTTGAGTACAGCAAGAAAGAAATCAATAGGGCTATTAGATTCAGTGAACAGTACCCAACTGCACTGCCTCTGTTCCCATTGATAGAGAACAAGATGACCAAGCCTGAGTGCCTATATTATTTAGAGTCAGCAGGTATCAAGCGGCCTAAGATGTACGAGTTAGGTTATGGTAACAACAACTGTATTGGATGTGTCAAAGGTGGCATGGGATATTGGAACAAGATACGCAAAGACTTTCCCGATGTGTTTGCAGAGATGGCAAAGGCAGAGCGTGAACTAGGTAGGTCATGCCTTAAGGGAACATTCCTTGATGACCTAGACCCCAACGCAGGACGAGAGCAGAAGATGATTATGCCTGACTGCGGTAACTTCTGTGACATAGAGTTCGCAGATATTATGCACAAAAATGTGGAGAAAATTTACGAAGAACCAAAGCAACTGAGGCTGATATAGGAAGGACAAGTTATGACACGCAAAGAGTTTTGGGAATGGATGAGAACCTGTCCAACACAAGAGGTAGGGCGTTTAGATAATGCCACTAGTGGATGGTTCATAGCTAATGATAATGGGGATGATGTAAGAGTATTCTTTTACTTTGATATAGAAGAGGATGAA